ACGATAGTGCAGCGGCACTTATTAAAGATGGAAAGGTATTGGGTGCCTGTGAAGAAGAAAGGTTTACAGGAGTAAAACATGATTCATCCTTTCCAATTAATACTATTAAATGGTTGTATAATGAATTTAAAATATCAGGTAATGATATTATTTCAGTTGCTTTTTATGATAATCCAAAAAATAAATTAGATAGAATTCAAAAATCAGTAGGAAGAGGACCTTTTACTGAATACTTTAATCGTAGAAAGATTATTAAGCGAAACAAAGAAAAGTTTAAAGTATTAGAATCACAGATTTATAATATAACAAACCATGGGGTTACTCTATATTACTCAGACCATCACTTATCTCACGCAGCATATTCTTTCTATACATCACCTTACAATAAAGCATCTATACTTTCAGTAGATGGTGTGGGTGAATGGGAAACTACAACACTTTGGTATGGTGAAGGAACTAAAATATCCAAACTACAACAAATAAATTTTCCACATTCGTTGGGAATGTTATATTCAGCCTTTACTGCTTTCTTAGGTTTTAAACCAAACGAAGGTGAGTATAAAGTTATGGGGTTAGCTCCATATGGTGACCCAAAAAAGTTCCTTAATAAATTTAGGAAACTATACACTCTTACAGATGATGGTGGATTTGAACTGAATATGGAATACTTTACATTTGATTGGTCAGATACCCATATGTTTAACGAGAAGCTAGGACAACTTTTAGGTATTCCAAATAGATTACCTGAAGATAATTTAAATCAACCCCATAAAGATTTAGCATCAACTTTACAACACGAATATGAGTTACTATTATTTAGACTGATAGATAGAGTATCTGCTATACGTTCATCTCATAACTTATGTTTAAGTGGTGGGTGTGCATATAATGGAACTGCTAATGGAAAGATATTGGAAAAAACAAATTTTAAAAATATTTGGATACCACCAGCTCCATCAGATGCTGGTTCGGCAATAGGAGCAGCTCTTCATGTTTATTTTGAAAATGGAGGAACTACACGAGTAGATAATACCTCACCTTACCTCGGTCCTCATTATTTAAACGAAGATGTTGAAAAAGCATTAGAAGAATTAGAACTTGATGTGTGGTTTGAAAAGAAAAATCATTCTGATATTATTCCGATTATATCAAAGGAGATTACAGAAGGAAACGTAGTAGGTTGGTTTGAGGGTAAAATGGAATTTGGTGCAAGAGCATTAGGTAATCGTTCTATTTTAGGAAACCCATGTGACCCACAGATGAAGGAACGAATGAATCGTGTGATTAAAAAGAGAGAAGGATTTAGACCATTTGCTCCAATTGTAAAAGCAGAAGAACAAACTAAATATTTTGAATATCAAAAAGATGTTCCTTATATGAATCAAGTGGTAAAAGTAAAAGAAGAGTATAGAGATAAACTTCCTGCCATTACTCATGTTGATGGTTCATCTCGTATCCAAACACTTACACAGAAACAACATAGACGAATATATCAGCTGTTGACTCAACTTCACAAAGATAATGGATATGCATTAGTTCTTAACACTTCATTCAATCTAAAAGACCAGACAATGGTATTAGACCCTAAATCAGCTATAGAAACATTTCTTAATTGTGAGATGGATACTCTTGTGATTTATAACTACATTATCAAAAAAAAGATACTTTAACATAACATTAAATTAACATTAGTATATATTTCTTAACGTTTACGTAACATTAGAATACTTATAATAAAGAGGAATTTATTATGAGAACATTTATTACACTTGTATTTCTCCTTTCTTCATTACCTATATTCTCACAAGAAGGTGAAATACGAAAACACAAAGATGAAACCCAAACGGGTAAATTTATTAAAATTGATGGCGAGTGGGAACGCCATGGAATTTGGAAATCTGAGTTTGCTAAAGCCAGATATAATAATGGAAAGTTAGTTTGGGTTCAACCAAAAGGTCAAGAACGTTATACTTATGAAAGAATAAGGATGGAACAACTTTCAAGGAAAGTCGAACGTTTAGAAACACGTCTGGCATCCAATAAATAGAACTTAATCGAATATCAAAGAGATTAGACAAGACCCTACCAACACGGTGGGGTTGTTCATTTTACATCACCCCTATAAGAGGTTTTTTTATTTATTATATTTATATACAACATAATATGGTATAATTATGAGTACAGAATTTGAATTATTTCCAGGAAAAAATCTTGGTGGTTTGTTTAAAGATATCTATGATAACCAACAAACAAAGAAACTTCGTATATCAGAATTGATTGCCGAGATGAGAAAACTTATCCGACACTCAGGTGATATGGCAGTGATGGGTCCTATTATAAAAGATTTAATTGATTCGTCAGTTCGTAACGATGATTCCCTTATTAAGATGGCTGCAATTGCTCAAAGAATTATTGGAGCACAACACAAAGCTGAAGGAGATAGTGGATTTCTTTCTGATGAAGAAAAAGAACAACTATTAAATCAGTTAGAAGAAACTGCTAAAGAAGTTACTGATATCCAAGACTACAAAGTAGATGAACTTACAAATGAAATTGAAGAACTAAAACAAAAAGTAGGTAAGTAATGGCGGATAGTAGAAAATCTATATCATCCCGATTTAGTAGTTGGTTTGAAAGTACTGGTCTTTTAAAAGATGTCGATACTGGTATTGTAATTCATGTTATCTTAAATGAAGATGATGAGAATATACTTGAATCTTCCAAGTCAGAAGAAAATCCTAAATTAGTAAGTGCATATATTGGTCATGCTAAGATTAGAAACTTACAAGACCCTTCTCCCAACGAAAAAGATTTATTATTCTACGCACCATTTAATCCAGATGAAGGAACTCCTCTTGTTGGAGAAACTGTACAGTTATTTGAATTAGGTGCAACTTTATTTTACAAAAGAATACCATCACCAGATATAAATCTTGGTAATGCAAAAGAAAATAAAGATTTATCTTTAAATACAGATACTGATAAGTCGGATGGTAATTCAAGTAATTATTCTGAAACTTCCCAAACAGGAACACCCAATTCATCAGCTGGTGGTGATAGGGATAAAAAAATAGGTGGATATTTTGAGCCAGAGAGAATACATCAATTAAGATTATATGAAGGTGATAAGATATTACAATCAAGATTTGGCCAATCTATTAGATTTTCAGGATACAATAATGAAGATAATGAATTTTCACCAACAATAATAATTCGTAATAGAGAAAATGATGAATCGGTAAATGATTTATTTAAAAATGATATTACAGAAGAAGATGTAAACAAGGATGGTTCTATTATTGCAATCACTTCTGATAAATTTAAAATACCATTTCAACCTGGTCTTATAGATGATGGTGGTTCTTCTAACTTTGAAACTATTCCAATTAATTTTGAGTTACCCGAAGAATATGTTGGTTATGACCAGATGTTATTAAATTCAGAAAGAATTATAATTTCTGCAAAATCTCAAGAAATGATTTTCTTTTCTAAAGGAAATTATGGATTTATATCAGATGGAGAATTATTTATTGAAAATGGAAACGCTGGAGCACAAATGGATTTCGGTGGAGATGTTACCATAAAAGCAGATAGAAATAGTAATAATGTTTGGATTAATACAGGAAATGGCCAGATTAGATTAAATACTGATGATAGTGGTAACTCACCTGGAACTAGACAAAAAGAACCTTTAGCACGAGGAGAAACTTTAGTAAAACTTTTATCAGAACTTATTGATGCAATCACACAACAAGTATTTGCAACACCAGCTGGTCCAACTGCTACTGGTCCTCTAAATGTTGCATCATTTAAAAAGATACAAGGACAGCTTGATAAAATAAAATCTACATTAAACTTTACGGAATAAAATTATGTCTTGGAATCTGTTCAAAGTAAATATGTTACTATACATGAACAATCCAATAGGAATTGTTACACCTGTTCAGTTTGCAACTAAACTTGCAACTGAATACGATTCTTGTATGAGAAGAGGTGGCCAGTTAATTGGTAAAGAAGCCGTAATGGTTGGAAACTTACCTTTAATGTTATCATTACTTGGAGTAGCTCAGGCAAAGGCAATTACAAAAACTCAACCAGCAAAACACGATTTCTTAACAGATGTTGGTAGTGCAGTAAAAGGATATTGGACAGGAGCAACTCTAATGCCATTTCCCGTTTACCCAATTCCAGCACCAGGTTCTATACAAAATTTATTACTTAATTCTGGTATGGTTACAAATCCAGGTACTTGGCCAAAAGTACCATTTGAGATACCAACAAAATCTTGTTTAACATTCTTGGAAGCATTCGTAATGTTTGCAAAGATTCATTTGTTTACTTTACAGGGAATGTTTATGACAACATCTTTATATCCATCTGTACCATCACCAATCCCAGCACCAGGTGTTGCAAATTGGGTAGGATATACAATTCCAAATATACCAATGTTTGGTATCAATCTAAATCAAAGTAGTAGTGGAGATTCGCCCGATACCAATAAGTTTAATCCAGATGGTCCTTTAACAGATAATTTATTACCAATATCAAATAAACCAAAATCTGTATTTACATCTACCGCGGAAAGAAATGCATCAAATAATAAGTTTCCACAAAACAACTTAGGTGATAATGCACTTGGTAATACTGATGATTCTATAAACAATGAACTTAGAAATTCCTTAGATTCTTCAACATCATTGGATGATAAGTTAAATAAGATATTAGATGCAGAACGTAAGAAGGATACAACAGGTCTTGATAGGTTCTACTCTAAAGCAATTCAATCTATTGGTGATTTTAAAAATACATTGCCTGATACAGATGAGCAGTTTAGAAAGAGTTTATCACAATTACAAAAAGAATTACAAGATGAAAAGGATAATTGTTGCGTAGATTGTGATTAAAACCTATAAAATGAACAAAGATATATTTATATTAAGATAAAAGAAAATTTTACAAAATGAATAACAAGCAATTAATTAAAGTAATAAAAACATTAGTGGAAGCTGAAGTTGCAAAGAAACACGAAAAGTTTCTTAAAGACCAGTTTCCATCAATACTTGATGAAGCCGTTAAGGGTAAAATGAAAACTTTGAAAAAAACCACAACAAATAAAGTGGTTAGTGAAGAAGTAGACCCATTTGATATGGCTAGTCAAGTATTAAAAAATGAAAGAACTCAAGTTCAAGAACAGAAACAGTTCACAAAGAACCCAGTTCTTAATAATATATTAAATCAAACACAACCATTTAGTTCTCAACAAAGAAGTGGTGGTCAAGTTGGTAGTGGTACGAAATCGGTATTAGATACATTACCACAACAACAAGTGAACGAAAACACTCATATACCTTCTTACATGGAAGCAGAACCAGATATTGACCAAACAATCAATATGGATACTTCACTAGGAGCAGGTGGTACTGAAGCTATGAGAGCTCAAATGGCTCAAAAAATGGGATATGGAAACATGGGTGGTGTTGGAGTTAAAAAAAGAGGATTAGGTGTTAATACTGGTTTAGCAGCTTTAGATAGAGTATTAAATAGAGATAACTCTGAATTAGTTAAGAAGTTTAAAAAATAATAGTTGGAGATAGTTAATGTCATACGTTTTACCAAAAAGAATAGTAAAGGATACAGATTCGGAGTTTGATAACTATGCGTACGGATTTCAGTATCCTACAAATGGTGGTACTTTATTTGAACCAACGTATGATTCATTTGAACAAGCTAGAACAAATCTTCGTAATTTATTATTGACACGAAAGGGTGAAAGAATAATGCAACCAGATTTTGGAACAGGTCTACATGAACTTTTATTTGAACCAATGGATACTGAGTATGAGCAACAGATACAAAATGCAATTATAACATCAGTAGGTTATTGGCTACCTTATATCACAATAGATACAATTGATGTAGAAATGACAGATGAAATGAAAGATAGAAATCGTGCTGGTATGAATATAAAATTTAGAGTTGGTGAAACAATTGACACAAACGAAATAACGTTTACGGTACAGGGGTAATAGAATATGGCATTAAATACATCAGATAAAAAAAATAAAGGAAGAAGTATTCAGTACTTGAATAAAGATTTTGGTCAATTTAGAGAAAATCTAATTGAATACGCCAAAACATATTTCCCTACAACTTATTCAGATTTTAACGAATCATCACCAGGTATGATGTTTATCGAAATGGCATCCTACTTAGGAGATGTTCTTGGATACTACATCGATGATACCTTAAAAGAATCAATGATTCATTCTGCAGAAGATAGAAGTAATGTTGTTGCTCTTGCAAACTTCTTGGGATATAAACCAAAAGTTACTTCACCTGCACTTACTAAAATAGCGGTTTATCAAATATCACCAAGTAAAAGAAAAGCAAGTGGAAACTTGTATGATGGTGATAATAGATTTGAAATAGATGAAGGATATCTTTTAAGAATTAAAGAAGGTCTACAAATGGAATCTTCTAATGGTATAACATTTAGAACTACCGAACTTTTAGATTTTAGTGATACCGAAGATAGAGAAATAACTGTTTACGAAAGAAATTCAAATCAAGAACCAACATTTTATTTGGTTAGAAAGTTTGTAAACGCAATCTCAGCTGAAGTAAAAGAAGTAAGTGTAAACTTTGGGTCACCAAAACAGTTTGATAAAATTGATTTATCAGATACTAATATAATTTCTATTTACGATGTTCGTGATTCTAATGGAAACAAGTGGTATGAAGTTCCTTATCTTGCACAAGAAATGATTTATACTGATTATCCAAATACAGACCAATTTGATAAAGATTTATCTCAATTCAAAGAATCTGTACCCAGTATTTTGAGAGTAACAAAAACATCAAGAAGATTTGTAAGACAAGTAAATGAAGATAATACAACATCTATTGTATTTGGAGCAGGTAATTCTACATCTTCTGATGAAACATTCTTACCAAATTTTAAAAATGTAGGATTGGGATTAAATAACTCTATCGATAGATTAGGTGCTTCATTTGACCCTGCTAACTTTTTAAAGTCAAAATCATATGGTCAGGCACCATCGAATACAACTTTAACAATTAAGTATTTAGTTGGCGGTGGTGTTCCATCGAACGTACCAAAGGGAGAAATAAAAAGAATAACATCTATTGAGTTTGACGAGGATTTAAGTTTATTTGATGCAGATGAACTACAGATGTATGGTACTGTTAAAAATTCAGTAGCAGGAGAAAACGAAATTCCTGCTAGTGGTGGTAGAGGAGCAGAAACAATCAATGAGATTAGAGAAAATGCGTTAGCTCATTATGGTTCTCAAAATAGAGCAGTTACTCGTAAGGATTACCAAGTAAGAGCTTTAGCATTACCAGGAAAATATGGAGGAGTTGCAAAGGCATATTGTGCACCAGATGGTGAATTAGATAATAACTCACCTGGTTCTATTTTGAATAATCCAGATACATTAGAAGAGTTTGCTGGAATTGTTCAAAGAATTTCTAAAGAAGGAAAAACTGAAACTGAAATAAAAACAGAATTACAAAGATTCTTGGTTGGTAAACAATCTAATTCAAATTCAGTTGAAAAAAATAATCCATTCGCTGTAAATTTATATTTACTTGGATATGATTCTAATAAAAATTTATCTTCGATAAACAAAGCAGTAAAAGAAAATGTTAAAACATATCTATCAGAATATAGAATGTTAACTGATGGTGTTAACTTATTAGATGGATTTGTTATTAATATTGGAGTTGATTTTGAAATAATGACATATAACTCTTATAACAAAAGAGAAGTTCTTTTACAATGTATCACCGAGGTTGAAAAATACTTTAACATAGATGATTGGACATTTAATACACCAATAAATGTTTCTGAATTAGAGTTAATTATCGCAGGTGTGGAGGGAGTTTTATCTGTACCAAAATGTAATATAGTAAATAAATGTGGTGGTGTATACTCTAAACACAAATATAATATTGAATCAGCAACTAAAGGAAAGATGGTTTATCCATCACTTGACCCATCGGTATTTGAATTAAAATATCCTGGTAAGGATATAAAAGGGAGAATTGTATAATGTATTATTTCGTAACATCATCAAAAGATGCAACCATTTACTTACAACAACCAACCCAAAATACTGGTTTAGATGAAATACTAGAAGTATCTAAAACATATTATGGTAGTTTAAAAGATATTGCACATTCTTTAATTAAATTTGAAACATCTCCGTTATCACAATCTATTGCAAATGGTGATATAACAATGAGTAATGCAGATTTAATTCTTAGAGAATGTGAATCTTCTGAAATTCCAATTGATTACACAATTTATGCATATGCAGTAACTCAATCTTGGGAAATGGGTATTGGTACTCGTTTTGATGATATCACAACTGATGGTGTATCATGGAACTCAGTAAGAACAGGTCAAGATTGGTTATCACTTGAAGAACATTCATCTGATACAACTGGTTCATTTAATGGTAAAGGTGGAACTTGGTTTACTGGTTCTTATTCAACACAATCATTTTCATATAGTTCATCTGATATTGAGATGGATGTTAAAGAAACAATGGATGAATGGTTGAGTGGTTCTCTACCAAATGAAGGATTTATTTTAAAATATGATTCAGTATTAGAAAATGATACAAACGATTATGGTCAATTAAAATTCTTCTCAAAAGAAACAAACACAATATACCAACCAAAACTAAGAATAGGTTGGGATGATTCTTCATTCTCTACTGGTTCTTTAACAGAACTTACCGCTGATGATATTCATGTAACGTTCAAGAGGTTAAAGACTAGATACAAACGTGGAAGCAAACCCCAAATAAGAGTTTTCGGAAGAGAAAAATATCCTCTTAAAACATATACTAATGAATACTCATATACAGATACATATTTCTTACCATCAACTACTTATTATCAAGTAAAAGATATATTGACTGATGAGATAATCATACCATTTAATGATGATTACACAAAAGTTTCATGTGATTCAAATGGTAACTTCTTTAAATTAGATTTAACAAATTGGGAATATAATAGAGATTACTATATTCAGATTAAAACTAATAGAGATGGTGTAATTGAATACTTTGAAGATAAAGATTTAACATTCACGATTGAGAAATAAAAAATGGCATTAGACAATAGATTTAGATTTGATGAATTAGTAAAGGGAGGTTCTAAGGCGATTATCTCAGAAGACCCTACATCTAAAACTCACACTTTTGTTGATGGGGCTAGTTCTATTGTATCTGCATCTCAAGATGTTCCATATGAACACATCAAAGGTGAACGTGATGGTGAAATAACTGCTTATATAGAAAAACCAGCATATACCGAAGAACAACTAAAAAAAGCAATCGATGTTAATATCGATGAGTTAGTTAAACCACAGGCACCACCAAGACCTGATGTAGTTCCAAGACCTGTATATGATGAATTAGAAAATAAATATCAACAAGCTCTTGCGGATTTAGAAGCAGCTCAACAGAGAATCTTAGAATTAGAGGGAAAAGTTGCAGAACTTACTGCTCAACTTCAAGCGGCACTTGTTGAGAATGATTCACTTAAAGTACAAAAAGCAGTAGTAGATAATCAATTTCAACAATCAACTGAAAGATATAAAGAACAAACTTCTAAATTAACTTTTGCAGTAATAAAAGCGACCAAAGAAGCAAATGCAAGAGTACAATTAAATGCACAAGTAGAAGGTTTGGTAGCACAAAAAGATGTTTTAAGACAACAACTTCTTTCACTCAGACAAGTTGTTGCTGGATTAGAGGGACAGGTATCTGCTGGAGTGGAATCTTTAAAAGTTCAAACCGAAGCCGCAAAGGCTCAACGAGAAGCCGCGGCCGCTGCAGCGGAAGCTCAAAGACAAGCTTTACAAAATCAACAAGAAGCTCTCGAATCACAACTCTCTGGTCAGGCAGCAGAAACACAGGCCGCCGCCGCTGGTTTAATTCCTTTATCGGATAGTGAATCATATTATGGAGTTAAGAAAACTGGACAAGGTGGTTCTGATATTGAGTGGGTAACTTCAGTAGATAATCCAAAGCCAGGTAAAGTAGGAACATTAACAATTCAAAATTTAAAAGATACTGGTGCTAAAATAACAGGAGTAAGTATATCAGTTACTGGTGCATTATCATCATATGGTCCTCTTGGATTTGATACTGATAATGGAAAACCAAAAACCTCTAAATCAATTAATATAAATAAAGGTGCTAAATTAGATATACCACTTTATATGAATAAGAAAATTGGTGGTAGAAATAAACCCGAACCAGATAAGAGTAACTTCTTAAACTCGGCAAAAGATTACAATGGTGGTTTTACTATAACTGCAACTTATGATGATGGAACAAACGCTAAATCGAGTTCTTTGAGTTGGCATATTAGAAAGAATAAAAGATAATAAAAGATGGCAATAAAGACATTTAAAGATATAGAACAAAAGAAAGGATATCGAGTAGAAAAGAAAGATAGAGAAATCTTCGAGCGCGAAGTTCGTAGAGGTATCTTTGGTATCGATAGTGGTGATATTATTGAATTTGTTTTATATGATTCATCTGATAATCCATTACCACAAGAAGCCGCCAATGGTAAAACCGTTCGTTACATCTATTATACTAATGAGAATATACAAAAATATTTTAGTAAAGTAAATGAAACAAAATTTAATATCAAACGAAATGGTGCAGAAGAATTTTTTGTAGATGTTGAAAAACTAATTAAAGAAGCGGGATATTCACAAGGAATATTCAAAACATCAGTATCTCTTTTAAATAGAAGATTAGGTTCAGAAGAAAGAAAATTTGATAAGGCATGGATACATGAGATTTCTCCATCAAGAACAGAGGTAAGAGTTTTACCAGTAATAGATGAAGCAACTGGTAATCCTAATTCTGATTTACAAACACGATATGATACTTTTACAAGTGGTAAAGATTTTGCTGCAGATGTTATTCTTTTTTTAGATGAGTTTGCTGCACAGTTTGATGTTGAAGATATTCTTAAAAAAATGTTAAGTTTAAGAGGTAAAGTTGCGGATGGTCAAGGGTATATAAAACTTATTGAAACTGAATTTAAAATTGATAATTTTGAAAAATGGTTATCTTTGGTAAAAATATCTTTTGATAAATCATTAGACCATTATAGAAATAACAGATTTGCAAACATTTTAGAACAAAGTAAATTTGGTCAACCAACTGGGGAGTCTTTTGGTGTTAATTTTGATTCTAGGGGAATTGTTCAACAACTTTGTGATATTGCTGAAAATTGTGTAAATTATCATTTACCAAATCAAGACATTAGACGAGAAACACTTCGTTCAAGAACACAATCAAAAACTTTAGATAAAGTAAAACAAATTCTAAAAACAGTAGAATCAGATGGTGAATTTTTAGCAGAAGCACCAACTGAAAAGAAACCTGCGGTTAGAGGATGTAGAGACCCTAAAGCTAAGAACTATAATCCTGCAGCAACTGTTGATGATGTGTGTAATTATGAGGTAACTGTGACTAAGTATAAGAAAATACCTATTCCTCCACCTCCTCCACCTCCACCACCACCACCACCACCAAATCCTAGTCCAAGGCCAAGGCCAAATCCATCCCCTACTCCATCAGGTGGATATACTTTAAGTGTATCTTCACCAAATGTATCGAGAAGTAAAAGTGGTTCACCAAGTAGTGTATCTCACTATATTGCAGTTAAAAAAGGTGGTAAAAATCCACCTGCGGTTTATAGAAAACAAATGGGTTGGAAGGTATCTGGTATCCCAAGTTGGGTAACCTCGGTATCAAATTCATCCAATGATGATTGGAGTGGAACATTCAGATATAAAATGACAAGTAATTCGGGTGCTGCAAGGAGTGTAACAATGACGGTTACTGGTACTGGTAAAGCAGCAGGAGCATCTGCAACTATAACTCTTTCTCAAGCTGGTGAATCTGCTAGTCCAAAACCAAAACCAAAACCACCAACCAATCCAGCTCGTGGTACTATCATAAAAGATATTTGTGTAGGGACTACTCGTAAAATTGGATATGCAGATGGTAATGGTGGATTGCAACCACCTGTTTTGGAAAAGAATTCCCCTAAGTGTGGATATACTGCACCAAAACCACCACCACCACCACCTCCAGCTGGACCAACAGGAGGAAGAGGCGGATGTCTCGTTGGTAATACTATGGTTGAATTATCTTCTGGTAAACAGATTCCAATTAAAGATATTAAAATTGGAGATAAACTTTTAGGGTTAGATATTAAAACACTTTCACCTTGGAATGAAGTTGAAGATAACTGGAGAGGTAAGGATATTGAACAATATGAAACTACTTCTTATAAGGTAATAGATTCAATGATAATTTCAGATGCAGAAGTTTATTCAATTAATGATGGATTGTTAGAATGTAGTGAGGACCATAAACACCTCGTTCGTAGAGGAGATGAATGGATGATTAGAACTACTATACAACTCAATACTGGTGATGTTTATTTAGATATAGATAAAAATGAAATTTTAATTAATAATATAAGTTGGGATAGAAATGAAGATGTTTATCTTATTACATTAAATGGAAAACATACATACTACGCAAATGGTATATTAACTCACAATGCTAAAGGAGGTAATAGAATCTATGAAGTAGTTGACCAATCACCAGGACAAGGTGCTAACAACGATACTAAATTCATAAGTCCAAGTAGAGAGCGATAATGATAATAAATAAAATATAAAGATATTTATATAGAAGGATAATAGGAGAAAAATGGCAATTATTGATGAATATGGCAATGGGTTAGGGTTCGGAGATGGTCCTCAGAAACGAAGTGGATTCGGTGCCAATGATTTCGGTGAGCCATTAGACTTCAATGGAGTCGATGAGTTGCGTCTGGACCCCAAGGAGTTGGTCGGAAATACTGGAACTGCAACTGGTACTGGAAGTGGTATTAGTGTTAACGGAAGACCAACTAGAAATGGTACGAGAATTGGAGAAGTAGTTGGTTTTTACCGATGGAATGGTTCCATGTGGATAGATAATCGTGTTACTTCTTCTAATAACGGAAATAATGGGTTACCTTATGTTGGTGATTTGGGAATAGGTGATTTATCTGGTTTTGGTGATTTTAAAATTGATATAGATGATATAAAGATTGATATTGATATTCCTCCAATCGAACCAATTAATCTTCCATTTAAAATACATTTTACATCAAATCCATCTCACAAAAAAGGATATCAATTTACAGATACAGGAGCTCCTATTACTCCTGGTTCTCAGTTATATCCAAAGGATTTATTAAGTGGTAGAACCATTGGTGCAAAAGATAATGGTAAAGCCAATGAGGTATATAGTGTTAAAACTCGTGTTGTAAATAAAGGATTATTTGACCAATATGTTATTGATTTTACATTAAATGGTAGTCTATATAAATCAATAGATAGTAATCTTTATGCAGCTGTAACGTTACCTTTTACTTGGAAAGTAGAGGAAGTACCTGAACCAACACCTCCACCAACTGATGTAACAGTTGATATTCAACATGATATGGCAAGTGGTGTTTCTGCGGTATTAACACTACAAGGAAAAACAGTAACATTTAGTGGAACTGGAACAAGTTCTATAACTAATTCTTCGGGTCCGTATCTTAGCATAACTCCAACAAGTAATTCTTCATATAATCATTTATATACTTTATACGAAGATGCTAGTGGTAAAAAGGTTTTTGAGGCATCTCAACCAACTTTTACATATACCAAACTACAAAATGGTTTAAAATATAAGTTAAAGGTTGGTATTTCAAAAGGAGAAATCCCTGCAGACCCACCTGCAGACCCACAACCAGATAACACACCAAGATACAGATATGAAAAATATACTGTAACTGAAAAAAGAACAACAGGAGAATCCGCTCCTTCTTATACAAAACCTATATTAACTTTAACAGATGGAGATTTTGTTACATTTAATATTGGAGAAGGTGGAGATGAATTTATTGATGTACCATTTACAACTCAAAATGCTGACTGGGTAAATATAAAAACAAAAGGTAAGTTTAAAAAAAATAGTTACAATAATAAAGCAAGATTGTCAGCCGATGATTTTGATGCACCAGGTGCGTATCAAATTTGGCTACAACCAGATTCTAATATAAATGGTACTGGTGAAGCAAAAGCAATTGCAGTACAAGTTATTTCAAAAGATTTTTTACCTGGACCTGACATAACATTAATTGATTTTCCAGAGACAATTGTTGGTGAAGATTATAAAGGATATAATATAGATTTTGGAGTTAACTGGGAATCTATTAATACTAACTATATTGATATCTACATAGGTAAAGTATCCAAAACAACTCGTATATTAAAAGGAGGACCTGCAATGGGTTCTCAGCAATTTAATATTGGTAAAATATTAAAACAAGCCGGTGAATCATTAAATGAATCACGAGATTGGGTTTATTTTGATTTATATTTTATTCCTTATAATGAAGAAGGAGATGAGTTAACGGCAGGTAGAACCGAGTCTATTAAAATTGCATTCGATAAGGGAAATGTGTTACTTACTAGACCAGAAGTAATGAGAGATATAACCGATTCAATTTGTAATCAATTTGATTCAGATGCTCTTGGTAAAGATAATTCTAAATACTTAACTCACTTAATGCACTTTGGTGATGGTGATAATAAACTAATTGCAACGTGGTGTACTGATTATGAAGAATTTTCTCAATATGAAGATGTAGTTCAAAAAGTTGCAAATGATGAAGGTGAGTATGTAGACCAAATAGTTCGTAAGAAAACTAGAGAAGAAGAAACTTTAGTATTTAAAATGTATGAACCACTTCCAAGAAGTGTTCAACCAAATCAACAAATTTGGGTTTCTAAAATACAATCTATTCCAATCATTGAGCAAGTAACTCTTATCAATGAAGATTTAAAAGAATGTATAGAGCTAACACCGGATTTTGGACAAAATTTATGTGGTGAGAATATTGGATTCCAATTATATGATGATATCATATCAAGTGGTTCAGCATCATCTACCTCCGTATTAAGTGAATTTGTTAGTGGTAGTGGATTTGATTTAAAAACATTACAGATACCATTTGCAAGTTCATCTAAAGAAATTGAAGGTTCTTTATTAGTTGATTCCGATTCTACTTGGGGATGGAATAATTTTGTAAAATACTCATCTGCAGAAGAAAGAGTAAATAACTTTTTATACAAAATAAAATTAATGGAGTTCTATGATACCAAAATAGAACAACTCGAATCTGGTTCTTACTATACTGGTTCTGCTGGTATGATAAAGGAAATACAAACAAATACTGAAAATATTCAAAAGGTTAAAGATAATTTTGATGCATTCGAATCATTCTTATATACCTCATCATCTTTAAGTGGATTAACATATCCAGGTGCTGGACAAAATGAAGTATCACATTCAACTGATAGTGATTCAGTAAGTTGGTATTCTTCAATTATTGATTCTGCACAACATTACGATTACTACAATAAAGATTTATTAGTAAATAATTTACCTAATCACGTTAGAACTTCGGAAGATTCTGAACAATTCAAAATGTTCTTCCATATGATGGGTAACCATTTTGATGTACTTTGGTCTTATACAAAGGCATTAGCAGAAACTAAAAATTTAGAACATAAGTATGAACTTGGTATTAAAGATACCTTAGTATCATCTATGTTAAAATCCATGGGTTGGGATGCTAAAATGGGTAAAAAAGCCCAAGCTCTTTGGGAATTTGCTTTTGGAGAAAATTCAGATGGTACATCTACTTCTTCAATGACTGGAAAAGAAAGACAACAAGAAGTTTGGAGAAGATTACTTAACAATTTACCATACCTAATGAAACACAAAGGTAGTGGTAGGGCAGTAAAAGCTGCACTTGCTTGTTATGGTGTACCTTCTTCTATGTTAACAGTATTGGAATTTGGTGGACCAAGAAATAGTGATGGTGGTACTTCTAAAATATCATTCGAAGATAGAACGGCTGCTATTAATATTAGTGGTTCTAATTCTATTATAGTACCATGGAAGGAATATACTGAAACATTAGACCACCCACAATCAGTTGAGATTCGAGTTAACTCTGAGGTTAAACAAAACCAAACTTTTATTTCATCGAGTGGATGGAATGTTGGTGTAAAATATTCTGATGTAGGTAATAGAGGTAGTATTGAATTCCAATATTTAAGTGGCTCTACAATAGTATCACAATCAACAGATTTGATGCCATTCTTTAATGATGAGTATACTCAAATTGTAGTTCAACATCTTGCAACTGGTTCTTTTGAAGTTTATGCAAAAGAAGGATTTAATGAAAGAATCAGAAATGCGGTTTCAATGTCTGTTAAGAATGTACCAACCTCATCTTGGGAATTGGATACTAAATTAACTATTGGTAGTTCTACTATGAGTGGTTCTGTTGATGAATTTAGATATTGGACAACTGCATTATCAGAATCAAGAATAGATAATCACACCTTATTACCAGATGCAATTGATGGTAACCATCACTCATCTTCTACTGAAGATTTGATTCTTCGTTTGGATTTTGAATATCCAAAGGATAGAAGTTCAAGTGGTGATACTGCTATTAAAAATGTATCAATAAACGAATCATATGATGTTGATTTTGTAACCGCATCTAATTTTGATTCTATAACAGAGTATCCATATCATTATACAACTTATGAAAGAACTGTAACAGCAAATGTTCCTTCAAGTGGATTTGGTGTTGGTAATAAGTTTAGATTTGAATCACAACAATCAATTAACCCAACAGAAGATATTGATGGTACTGGTCTCACTCTTTCTTATAGAGAACGTTCTACTAAGAAATCATTTGATACATCACCAATCGATTCAAATAGATTAGGATTATTCTTCTCACCAATAAAAGAGATAAACATGGATATGTTAAAATCTCTTGGACAGTTTGAATTAGATGATTATATTGGTGACCCTAATGATAGATATTCTGATGAGTATAGAGATTTAAGATTATTAAGAAATTACTATTTCGAAAGATACACTATAAATCTATATGAATATATTCAGTTGGTAAGATATATAGACCAATCTTTATTTGAAACATTGGAATCTCTTGTACCTGCAAGAGCAATTGTATCGAGTGGATTATTGATTGAACCACACTTGTTAGAAAGAAACAAAGTAAAACATAGACCTTTACAGGCAGAAGATTTACTTCGTAATATAAAAGAACCTAAAATTGATTTAAGAGAACAAGTTAAAATTAAACCTGAAAATATTAAAAGATATGATAAGAGTTTAAAACCATTTGATAGATTTAAATTTGATGTTGATGCTAAGAAAATACGAGATGGTAGGTTACAGAGAATACAACCTAGAATTAGATATAGTAGACCAAATTACAATGCGTCTATTAGAAGTGTAGGACCGGCTTTTATTTCTTCCACCAGTTTATCGGAAGGTAAAATCACAGATACTCAATTTATACAAAGATTACTCAAACAACAAGAGGCTCTAGGTGGTCAATCACAAGTAGGTGTTGACCCAAGGAATCTTCGTAATGGACTTGCTGGTGTTTTTGCAAAAAATGGTATTGCAAATGTTACTCGTTTAGATGGAAATGGTACTTTAATTAAAGAAAGAAAACAAGTTTGGATTGTAACAGAAGAATATACTGAAATAGAAAAACAAGCAATTCCAGGTACTGGTCAAAAAACTACAGATGGTAAAAGGTGGTTAAAAGAACCATTATATAGAGATGTGGTGGTAACTAAAACAAGAAAAGTAGTAGTATTTAATGAAATAGGAGACCCTGCACCAAGTGGAGATAATATATTATCTGCAGTTGCTGCTAACTCGAATGGTGGTAAATTACCTGGTGGAAATCTTGGTAATAAATACGGAAATAGAGGTTTTCGCTCTCCATCAAGACAAACATCGAGAACAACGTTGGATAGAAAATCTCCAGTAGAAACTTTCTGTACGAATCCTAACATTCTTAAAGTTTCAGATACTGCAAGAGGAAAAGGTGAACCAATTTTAGAGGTTAATAAAAAATAAAAATGAATTTTATAAATTAGTTATATTTATATATTGAAAACACAGAGGAACAATTATGGCATATTTAGATAACGCAGAAATCACAGTAGATGCAATTCTTACTAGAAAAGGTAGAGAATTACTTGCAAATGGTGGTGGGTTAAACATAACAAAATTCGCATTGGGAGATGATGAGATAGATTACTCATTATATGAACCAGCACATCCAAAGGGTAGTGCTTATTATGATGCGGCAATTAAAGCAATTCCAATTACTGAAGCTTCACCAGATGAAACTCAAGTATTGAAATATAAATTAGTAACTTTACCAAAGGGAACAAAAAAGATTCCAAAGGTAGAATTTGGTATACCATCTATTTCTGTAAATCAGAATTCAGGTCAAGTATCTTTAACACCAACAACTTCACCAGCAGGAAATGGAAGTAGTGGATATACTGTTATTCTTTCTAATAAGAATGCAGGTTCAATAGTAGGTGCAGGTTTAGCAGCAACATCTGGAACAATTCCTTTGGCACTTGGTGATGAGATTACAACAACTGCAGCAATTGAAACTGGTTTGGCATTCAATTTTATTCCGAATCCAAATATTACTGCAACAATTAAAACAACGATTACAGTATATGGTAATGAGACTGGTGGTTCACAAACTATACCTGTTACCGTTACTTATGTACAACCAAAATAATAGGAAAATAATAAGATGGCACAAATAACAGGACAAGCGGGAGTAAATCTATCATCTGATTTAGCATCGTACTTATCAGCTCAGAATGGTCAAGTAACTTCTGAACAACTTTCAGAGATTATTAATCAGTATTTGAGTGGTGGGGATAAGATTGCTGCACAAGGTGGAAATCTTTCTACTGGAATTTATAAAAGATTCGGTGAGTATGATACTGTACAAGGAAAAGTAGAAACAGTAACAACTGGTCTTTGGACTGGTGATACTGGTTCATTGGAATCATTTTTTACCTCATCTGACCAAACCGCAGCAAGTACACAATATTACTTAAATGTTTATTCAACTGACCCTGCAACTGATGCATCAGCTGAAGTACAATATGCCGTTGCATTTGGTAACAAATATGGAAGTGGTTCTGTATCTTTAGCAAATGATGATAACTCAACAACTGCAACTAAAGCAACTTACGCACAATACAGACAAATTCTTTTAGAACAAGATGATGAATTATTCTCATTTGTATCTGCTTCAGGTGGAACAATAGATTCTGAAGATATTTTTGTAATAAATGTAGCTCGTGCTAGATATAAAGAATCAATGGACCCTGGAAACTTAGAATTTAAATTAAGTGGGTCTAATGGAATCTTCAACTATATTGATGATAGTGGTAAAAAATTCTCAGATACAGTTGGAAAGGCTGGTAGAGTATTTAATATTGTAAGTGGTTCTCTAAACTTAGGAACTGAAAACCCATCAACTGTTGCACAGACATACAGTAGTGCATCTGCCGCGTCTGGACAAGGATATGGTTTATTTTATCCAGACCAAGGTTTAATCGTACTTAACCCAGCTGTTATTATGGCGGAAGTTGGTAATGGTATTGATAGTGGTTCATTAGGTGGTGTAGAACTATACAAAGGATTCCAACGTGAAGGTAGAAATCAATACATTCTACATCATATGTTAGAAGGTGGAAATGATTTTCAAGCTAGAAGAGTTGAAAATTTATCTACATCTCATTACTTTGTAAGAGCACAGAATAGAGAATTTAACTTCTCTAACAACCCAACATATGTATCTGGTTCAGATGGTACTTTCAGAGAATCATCGTTTGAAACAAACCCAATAACTTATATAACTTCAATTGGACTAATGAATGATGCTAATGAAATGTTAGCAGTAGCTAAAACTTCACAACCTATTGAAAAATCATTTGATAAAGAAGTACTTATAAAAGTTAAACTTGATTTCTAAAAGAACTTAACCTATAAAACAACCCCACTTCGGTGGGGTTTTTTGTTTCCATATATTTATATAGAGGAGAAATCTATGTTAAAGAATATACCAAAATCTAACGTATCAAATAGAGAGTTCAAAGTTTATAAAAAATTCTTTGCTTCTCACAACGATTACCCTGTCTTAAAATTATACGATAAGTCATCGGCATATCATACTGGTAGTGGTATGTTTGACTCGGATGTATTTGAAAGAACTGTTAGTGGTTCTATAAATGATTCGTTTCATAAGTACCCCATGTACCAATCCATAAAACACAAATATCTTACTGATAATGGATTGTTAGGTATGTTTGGTACTATTACCAATATGTCTGATTTCAATAATGAAAGAATTGTTGATGAGACTATGTTTGTAATACCAATTACTCAAAGTAGAGTTGGTGAAGGAATCAAACCAGGTTCAGTAAAATTATATTCAGACCAACTTAATTCTGGTTCATTGTTATATGATGATGGAAATGGTAATTTAGTAGGAGAAAGAAAAGAATATAGTTTTTTATCTGCAGATTTCGGTTCATTTGGTACTGGTTCGTTAAGTAATAATGGTAATTTAGATAGAGGTGTTTATTTATATTTAAATGATACTAATGTAACTCATTCTATAAAATTGAGTAATAACTTGGATTTAATGAATCCAGAAATGACACTAACATTAGAAGGTGATACTGATAAAAGAACCTTAGTTAGATGGGATATGTTTACCAATGATATTGGTGGGGAATATATTACAGGTTCTTCTGATATCAGAACACAAGGTAACATCTCATTTACCGAACAATTAAATTTCTTAGGAAGTGAATTAAAACCACTACATTATGGAAATGTATTTTATCAAGATGGGTTAGTAGTAGTAACCACTCATGATGTTCATAATGATGTATCATTAGAAGATGTAACAACTTATGATTTACAATATCGTTCTACTAAAACTATACATGAATTAGAAGTATTAGTACAAGCAGGAGATTGTGAGTTTAATTATTCCCAAAACCCATCGGCTGTAAATGTATCCTTAAAAGATTCTTATGATTTTCAAATAACAGGTGTACCTAATGTATTTCCAGCTGGTACTAAAAAAATAAAAGAAGTGTTAGATATAACACAGGTAAGTGGTTATACATCATCATATGATAATTCAACAACTGGTAGTTGGGATGATTATTATAATAAAACATTAACTGACCCAACTGGTTCATATTTATCAACATTTGTATCAACAATTGGATTATATGATGATAACAATAACTTAGTTGCGGTGGCAAAACTACCCAAACCAATAAAAAAATATCCTGATATGGCGGTTAATTTTATTGTTAGAATGGATTTATAGATAAAATTATGAAAAAGTTATGGAATTTTGGAGGAACCTATACTGATTTTGGTAAAAAACTATCACATGGGTTTGATGTAAATCAATTCGGAAGACATAATGTAGATTACTCAGATATAGATGGTTTTATAAAAAAAGTAGAACAAAATACTGATTTATTTCCTATACCTGATATTATTTCATTCAATATGAATCCCCATACACATTATTATAATTTTGAGCAAAGAATTACTCCGAAAGAAGATTTTGATAAATTAATAAATTTAATAAATACAAACTTTTTTTTTCAAGTAAGACTTGTTGAATGGTTTTTTTCAAAAAACAAAAACAAAAGAGTTTTATTTCTAACAAGTAATCAAAGTAATTCCATAGTACAACCAGGAGATGGATTAGATTCTGAAATTTTTATGGATGGAGATTTGTTACTTTACAGAATGAATAGAGCACTTGAACATCAACTTATTCATGCAAAAAATATTGTGCAAGAAAATCACATAAATGATAATATTATAATGGGAGTGTGTGTTGGATATAATGTTCCTGGTACTCCAGAATATTTAAATGGTATAATGAAAACAGATTCTTTTAAAAGAAATGTGTTTGGAATAGGAGAACATACTATGAAAAATGGTAACGCAAATATTCCCACATTATCGGAATCAAAGTTACCTACAATAAGTAAAATAAATTCTATTCTATTAGATATAATATAACACGATACTTAAAGAAATATATCTTAAAATAAAATTTACCATATTTATAGTATATAAAGAGGAATATTATTATGGCTAAAAGTATTATTGATTTATTTAAAGACTCTACTGCATATAAAAATGGAGTTGATTATTCTAAAGGACCTGCAACGGGTCAGGAGAAAACTCCAATGTCTGTTGATTTAACGGGTACTGTTGAAGAAAAAATAAAAACAGGTACCAACCGAAGTGCTACTGTTAAACAAGCTAGAGGTGGTGCTGTTGGAGATGGAACTCCATCTGGTTACAAACCAGGCAAAGGATATTCAACTGGCGTAAAGTACGATTAGTTGATATAGGATGATTACATCCTTATATGATTTCTAAATTTCTTACTATGACATGGACTTACAAAGGAAAGTCAGTATCTGAACTTTCAGATATGCCAGAAGACGCTTTTGGATTTATTTACAAAATAACCAATGGTAAAACTGGTGAATATTATATTGGCAAAAAACAAACTGTATCAATACGTAAAAGAAGATTTGGTAAAAAAGAAATTGCATCTCTTACTGATAAACGTATGAAAAAATACGAAATGGTTACAAAAGAATCTGATTGGAAAGAATATCGTTCTTCTAATAAACAAGTAAAGGGTTGGTTCGAAGAAAATAAAAAAGCTCTCAACGAAGGAAGAAGAGATGATATCAATGACCAATTAGAATTAAGAATACTCAGATTCTGTTTAAATAAAAAATCACTTACCTATTACGAACTACAAGAACAATTCGCTCACGATGTTCTTGGGGATGAGTTATCTCTAAACGATAATCTTCTTGGTAAATTCTTCCGAAAAGATTTGGATTAGTTTAAAAAAATTCGTATATTTGTACAATAAATTTTATGACTAAAAAAAATATGTAAAAGATTTGTTTAATTCAAATATTTTTCGTATCTTTGTATCAAGATAAAAAGTATCTATGCTTTCACATCACGAAAAACAATCAGTTATAAACATCTTAGATGATGTGTTAGGACCAGGTACATCAATGAAAAATGATGAACAGGCACACTTCTGTCCTTTCTGTCATCATCATAAAAAGAAGTTACAGATAAACGTACAAACTCAACAATGGCATTGTTGGGTATGTGATGCAAAAGGTAAACGTATACAGAGGTTATTAAAAAGATTACAAGTAGATTCTCATAAGTTAAAAAAAATATATGAGATTTATGGAGATGATTATGTTGTATATAGTAATGATACCGAAGAAGAAAAGGTAGAGTTAAGGTTACCAAATGAGTTTCAATCACTATTAAAAGAACCAAAGGGTTTTAATCCTTTGTTTGGAAAGGTGAAAGAATATGCAAGAAAACGAGGTATTAGCCAAGGGGATATTAAACGTTATAATATTGGTTATTGCGACTCTGGTCATTACGCCAATCGTATTATTATTCCAAGTTATGATAATGATAATAGACTCAATTACTTCATCGCACGTTCTGTATTCGATGAGGAAAAGTTTAAATATAAGAATCCGCCGGTTTCTAAAAATGTTATAATGTTCGAAAACCAAATCAATTGGAACGAACCAATTACTTTAGTAGAGGGAATATTTGATGCAATGGCTGTGAAGAGAAATGCAATCCCTCTATTGGGTAAATTTGTACCAAAAAAATTAAATGATACTATATATAAAAAAGAAGTATCTAAAATAAATATATTACTTGACGAAGATGCTCAAGAACAAGCATTACGATATACAATGCAGTTTCAGAATCAAGGAATAGATACAAAAAATATTCAACCATCTGAAAAAGATGCATCAGATATGGGATTCTCCCAAGTAAATACAATTCTTAAAAAATCAAAAGAAACAAACTTTAGTGATATTATTTCACAAAAATTAAATAGTTTATGATAATAAACAAGGTTTATCATTTGGCAGATTTACATATTCGTAATCTCCAAAGACACAAAGAATACAGAATAGTATTCAAAAAATTCCTAAAACAAGTAAAAGAAGATAATATAGAAGATTCTATCATCTATATTGCCGGTGATATTGCTCATGCTAAAACAGAGATGTCACCAGAACTAGTACACGAAATAAGTTGGTTTCTCACCGAGTGTGCGAAGTTAAGAGAAACTGTGTTAATCACAGGTAATCATGATTGCAACTTAAATAACTCAAATAGACTAGATGTACTCACGCCTATTATCGAAAATCTACAAAATCCTAGAATTCATTATCTTCGTGATACTGGGACTTATAATATCCACAACCTTACTTTTGTTGTTTACTCTATATTGGATAACAAGGAAAATTGGCCTACCGCGGATTCCGTTGATGGAGAGAATAAAATTGCTCTTTTCCATGGACCTGTAAATAAAGCACAAACAGATATTGGTTATACTGTTTCTTCAAACTCATTCCAAGTGGATATGTTTGATGGATTTGATATGGCAATGTTAGGTGATATACACAAACGACAAACATTTGGTGAAGGGTATGAACACATTGCATATGCTGGTTCTATGATTCAACAAAATCATGGAGAACTACTCGAAAATCATGGTTACTTGCTTTGGGATATTCCTACTCGCACTTTTACCGAACATCATATTCATAACGATTATGGGTTTCTTACAGTTGATGTGGTGGGTGGAAAAATTCCACAATGGGTATATGATGAGGTGGATACGAAACTTCCTAAATATCCAAGATTGAGGTTAAGGTTTACTAATACCGAGGCAAGTGATATGAAAAAATGTATCACCGAACTTAAAAAGATATTTAAAGTTGCCGAAGTTACGGTAACAAGAACAGACACTATAGGACAACTTAAAACAAATCAAAAAGTAAATAAAAATATTGTTGGTGATGTTAAAGATGAAACTTTCCAAAACTCATTAATCAGAGATTACT